CCAATAGGCATATTGTAGCTTTGTTCTATCAGAAAGGTCATAAACTTTGTTCATAAGTGGATATACTATTGCAGTTGGCTTAAATGGGTCTTCATCAAAGTAACATTCAAAGTAATAAATAGGTCTATAATCAAGCATTTGTCTCTCTTCATTCCAAAATACACGATTAGCTATCGTTCCTAACAGTCTGGTCATCCTTTCTGAGTGCTTCATCCTGACATTCTTCAGTTCAGTCATCTTTTCATATGACTTATTTAAAGAAACAGACCCTAAACTCCTATTAGCACCCAATGTATAGATTCTTGAGATTTTATTAATAAACTTACGGGTAAAATTTGCCTCATAGGGAGGAATTTCATTAAAAGCCTCTCCGTCAAAATAATTGGAAATATATTGCGTAGTTGAAGTTCCTGAATAGTAATCCAAATACTTTCTAATCTCTCTTCGTCTTTTTTGTGCGGAAATCAGTTTATGTTCTGTTAAGAGGTCTTGTATTATACTCATCTTTTAATCCTTTGTAATTTTTGATTTTTCATAGGAAACCTATTAGTAATAAAATATCTGAAAGCATCATTGCCATGCTCATTATATCCATCCTTAACAGGGTCATTCTTTAATTGTCTGCCACTTAATGACTCTGGAAATCTATAATTCTGAAAATCTTCTGTGATTCCAGTACATTTTTTATCAACATGGACTCTTCTTAGTCCATCAGCACTCTCAAAGAATCCTCTAACATAACTTACACTTGAACTTATATTTCTACTCATTTTATCACGCTTATATTGGACTCGTATACCATTTCTCCTGAATATTTCAATATCTCCCAGTCCAGTTTGTCCTTGAACAAAGCCACCAGCCGGGTCACCATAATAAGCATCTACCCTATAATCCTTGCTAAGTATCTTTTTAATAAGTTTATCAGTTGATATGTCTTTTTCATGTATTATCTCGTCAAATATTTTTATATGCTCAATACCGCCTTCAGTATAGGTTTGAAGCCATAAAACGGCTGGCATACGGTAGCCGAAATCAATAGAACAATATGTTGGAAGTTTTGGGTCAAAAGGGAAATCTCCAATATCTTCATCCCTAAAAGGATAAACACGCCCCTCAAGAGATGTAAACTGTGCTCCAAATTCTTGGTCAAAAAGTTCATTTGACATATTCCTTTTTCTTTCAAGGACTGCTTGGTCATATTTCCCTTCTGGAAATTCATGTTGATTTATCCAAGACGGTAATTGTGCTGAGTACCAGTCTTTATCTTTTTTACCAAGTGCATATAAATCGTATACCCAATCATATCCTTGCGGAGTGGTTATGAAGACAACTTTACCTTTTCTTCCTACAACTGTTGGAGATAGATACATATCCCATATTTTTGGAGATACCTTGCTTGCCTCGTCTATTATTAAAAAATCTAACCCTTCACCCACTAAAGAAGAAGGATTATCAGCAGACATACCTTCAACAGTAGTTCCCCATCTAAATCTGATGTACATATCCTTTTCTGAACACTTTTCAACATCATCTTCCTTTCCAACAACCATATTTTTCCATATTTCACGAAATATCAACCTTGCCTTCTTATATGAAGTGCCAACTACCCAAATTTTCTTGTTTGGCTGTGATGCAACGAATGTAGCCTCCATAGCAGCAGCCCAAGTCTTCCCAAATCGTCTTCCACATACAAAAACAAAGAATCTTGCGTCTTTTTCTGGATAATGTAGCTTCAATTGCCCATCATGCGGACTGTATCCCAGAAAATTAAACCATTTTCTTTTGTATTCGTATATTTCTTTTTGCATAATAGGGACTTAGTAATTTATATTGCTAAGTGTTTAATTTACAAACAATAACTCACTGAAGAGGTTTAAAATGTCAGAAAGTACAGATACAGCCGCAGCTCAAGGCGTAAAACAGGAGCAAGGGACTCAACCCGACACCAATGTAATGGATACAATTCCCCGTTCACGCTTAAATGAAGTTATTTCACAAAAGAAAGACCTTGAAGGTCAGATAGCTGAAATGAAGAGTGCGATTGAGGAAAAACAAAGGACAGAACTCGAAGAGCAAGGTAAGGTAGTTGAGGTTAATACTCAGCTAAAGTCTGAAATCAAAGACCTTAAACAATATAAAAAAATGTTTGAGGAACAAGATAAAACGATTCGTGCCGAAGCTATGAGTAAACTGTCAGAAGATAAACAATTAAAATTTAAGGAGCTAAAAACTTCTGATTTACTTAATGTCGTTGATGAGATTGCATCCGTTAAAAGTAATCCCCCTGATAATGCTGGTACAGTTAGTAGCCAGCTTAAAGGAGTGGATTGGACTAGCATGAACGAAGCAGATAAAAAGAAAAATTGGAAAGAGATTCTAGCTTCTTACAATAGATAAAAGGTCGGTAAGATTAAAACGGCTGGTTGGCTGAATTTACCTTACTACCTATAATTAAAAGGAGTTAAAAATGGCTTTTAGTGGCGACCCTACAAATGTCAATGTCCACTCAGGTGGTACGGGTAAAAATAGCTATCCTATAGCTGACCAGTTTGTTCCTGAAGTTTGGGGACAAGCTATATTAGATGTATTTCAACAAACAGTAATGATGGATAATTTAGGGGTAAATTTATCCACAGATGTAGCACAATATGGCGATGTAATTCACTTACCCCATATCGGTGTACCAGCCTTACAGGCGGTTACACATGGTGAAGAAATAGCAGCAGACATCACAGGAAGTGGAACTGAAACACAAACTGATTTAACATTAGACCAGTACAATGTTTCTTCTGTATATGTTCCAGACATAACGAAAGTTCAGTCAAGTTATGACTTACTGAGTATATATGCAAAACAGTTAGCTTATGCTAATGCAAGAGGTTTTGATAACTTCATGCATTATCAGGTAGCGAACAACTTTAACGGTTTGTTCCGTAGTGGTACAGGTGCTGTTGGTGGAGATTCTACTGCTCAAATGCACGTTGTTACAACAGGCTCTGCATTATCTCAGGCTAACCTCACCTCACTCATGGCTCTAATACTTGGAGAAACAGGTGGAACTGATGGATGGCATTTAGTATTATCCCCGGATATGTACTCAAGTCTAAACGCCTTAACCTCATATTCTCAAGGAACACAAGCCCCACTCGGTGCGAATTTTGGTAAAACCGGGAACGCAGGAACATTACTTGGTATGCCTGTTTGGGTTGCACAATCACCTTACATGGGTTCTGCCAGTTCTGGTGCTGATGTTGCTGCAGTTGAAGGTAAAGGTATTCTAGCAGTTGAAGGGTTTGATTCCAGTGCTGCTCAAGAGGATGATATAGTATATGGTTATGCTATACATGAGAGTGCATTGTATTTTGCATTCTCAAAACAGGCTAAAATGACTGCCTCATATAGGCACTCATATTTATCTACACTTGTTACCTGTGAATCTGCCTATGGCGGTGCATTTAGAAATACAAATGCTGCCGGTAATCGTAGGTGTTTTGCACTTATTGATTATGAGGCTGCATAAACAGTAGTTGATTAAATAATCAAAATAGGGGGGAGCAATCCGCTCCCCCCTAAAACGAGGAGACATCATGGTAAAGGAAAAGTATAGATACTACATGAATTTTAGAAAGGTAGTCCATAGAAGAGCCGAATCTTCATTTAAAGCAAATGCAAAACTTGAAAAGGTTTACTCTGAATCGTATACAAGGGTGAACGGGATGGACGATTTAAGCCTTTATGTACCTCCAAAACCCAAACCAAAAGCAAAGAAAAAATCAAAGGATAAATAATGGCAGAAACAAACATATTTAAATATTCAACCAATGAACGCTTGGGTAAAATGGATGTTGATATTATTGATATTTCAGCAACCCTAACAGGTGATGGAACGTCCGGGGATTTAATGTTTGATACTACAGAGATAGCAAATTGCGTTTCAGTTAATGGTGGTACAGCCTTGTTACATTCTGTGGTAGCCATTGTAACAAATCATGGAACAGATGCCTCAGGGACGGGTTCAAGTACGACAGGCGGTTTTAAGTTAGTTATAACCTCAGACTCAACGTCTATAGGTACTGTGAGTGATGTTATCGGGGCTGATACATCAACAAGGGCAGTTTTAGACGGGATAGCGACCATAGTAACCATTTCTGATAACGTAGACCACGGATATTTTGGAGTATTAACAAAAAGTAACATAGGGGCTATTTTAAAAGCCTCTGCCGATACTAAAAGTATGTACGCCTATGGTATAACAAACTCAACAGATGATTATAATGGGGCAACTATTACCCTTAGAATAGGCGTAATTAAAGACTAATGTTCCCATCCCGGTTA